AGAAAAAAGGAGTAAAGAAAGAAAAGAAAATATAGTGAATGAAATTATAAAAAAGGCTGGACGACCAAAAAAGGAAAATAAAAAGGTAGCAATAAGTATTAAATTACCACCTGAACTAATTGAATGGATGGACGAACAGCCAGAAAGCCGCGCTAAATTAATTGAAAACGCTTTTAAAGACTGGAAAAAGGAATAATTATATCAATTGACCTTGCTCAATAAAGGCTTTTGGCTTGGTCTTAAATTGATTATGAGGTTTTAACCTCCAACGGCTTACAACATAGGTTGCATTGTTGGTTATCATATCGACACCGTATGATTTTCTGACAATGGCAACACCCAAGGCGTGAAGCTCTTTGATTCTGAACTCTTCAATAAGCATTTGACCATCATAGAAACCAATAAGACCGTCTTGAAATTCAGAATTGAAAACATAAGCCGAAAGTCTAGGACGGTAATTTGTGACCAAATTATCTACAAATTCATGCCTATGATTTGTGGGCGAATAAACTGGAGTGGGTAAAACTTGAGGCTGAAAATTGACAGGCTGAACACTTGCCAACTGAACAGGCAATTGATTTTGTACAAATTCATCACTCGATTGACTAGGCAACTCAACACCCGTAAAAAGGCGATAACCAACAAAGCCAACGCCAACTATTACAAGTAAAGCCAGTTTGACAGTGTTCAAGCCCTGCTCTTTTTTTCCTTTTAAAGCCATTTTTTCCGCCTCAAATATTGATTGAATATGGTCTAGTTTATCCTGGAAAGGTTTAGTATATTTGTAACCTGTTAAATAACTAGCTGGTAAATTTGTTGATGTGGCTCGCATATCTGTAATTTTTGCTTGACCATCAACCTCGAAAATATCATTCCCATCTGTGAAAAGTTGATTAGTATCGTAAGCTTCATATACATCATGACCTAAGAATTGCCATTTTTCGACGGGTACTTGGCCGTGTATATCAAAGCCATAGAAAACCTCATAAACATGCTCTTTTTTTCTATAAGGTGAAACACCGACGGCCTGAAACATACGACCAAAAAAGGGTATTCTTTGGCGGTCTGTTCGAGTAGCTTGTACTAAGTAATCACATAAAGTGCTTTTTGCCTGCTTATCAATCATTTCATGATCTTGAGCAAGTAGGATTATATCCCAGTGCATTTTACGACTAAGAAAAAGCCAGTTTAAAACATCAGACCTAGATTTATCAGACCATGAGCGCGAATTTAACCACGTTCCTAATTCATCCAGAATAAGAAGCCCGTTTTTATCCTCACCTTTATAAGTTGGGTCATAAGCCGCACCAATCAATTGAAAATCCTCAATTCTTGGTTTATCGGGTAATCTATAAGTTAATACTTCGGAGTCATGCGGTGCTAAATGCTCTAGAAAGAGATCCAAATTTGTAGCAACGGGCAAACCCTTTTTTATGTATTCTTTGGCCTTGTTTACAGCCGCTAGACTTTTACCCTCACCCCTTACACCCTGAATTAGCCAGCCTGTCATTGTGAATGAGTTTTTGCAGTAAGCTTTAAATGCTCTAAAAATTTAAAATGTGCATACATAGTTATTTTAGCCGTATAAAAAGCAGTGATTAACGAGACAGCATTGGCAGGAATAACCCAACCCCAAACCATTGAAACGTTTTCTGGAATAGTGACCCTAATACCATCTATAAGAGTGTGCATAGTAGTAAAGTAAAGACTAACCGCAATGACAACACCAGCAAAGAACGCGATTAATATGGCAGATCGCCTGCCAAAATCAGCAAAGAAACGACCAAAATAATCAGCTAAAAAACCGATTAAAGTTGAAAAAATTATTGGCATTAGTTATTTACCCTAACAGTGAAAGCCATTTTAAATAAGGCAATTAAAAAATAGATAGAAAACACCCACGCCAAAGCTTCACGAAGTGGGGCTAATCTAGCACACGGAGCAACAACAAAAGGACGACCGAAAATTGTTGTATTTATTGATCCAGTACAGCCAGAAGAAGTGGGAAAGAAACCTAACCAATCAGACGGGCTTATAAAATCAACACCGCCAAAACCTAAATCAAAATTAGTAACAGAGTTGAGCGCGTCAGCATCATTTTTTTCTATTTTTTCTGTTAAACCCTTAACTATATTAGAAATGTCATAGTCATTAGGCTTACCCCTAAAATCTTTATCATTTTCTATGATCTTATCAAGACGCGCATTTGTAGCCGCTAAATCGATTTCGTTATTGGTTACACTGGTAGAGGTTGACGTAGATCCATCACTGTTTATGGTAGTAGTGGTGGTGGTCGATGAACTACTATCATTGATTGTCGATGGTGTAGAGTCAGGCTGGGGAGGGCATTCACCCTGCGTTTGAGAACCGTCCCAACAGGTTTTATTCTGAGTGTCGGAATGTGGTGCAGGTTGTTCAGGACAAAGCGAAATATTAGAAACCACAGAACCATCAGCACATATAGCGTCAACAGTTGTGGGACAAATAGAATTTTCTGGGATAACCTGACCATCAGCACATATTTTGTTTTGTTGCGTAGGGTCTTGACAGAATCTTGAATTAGTTACGACCGTACCATCTGAACAAACAAAAGTATCAGTTTCATCACACCCGAAACCATAATCGACTGAACCATCAGGACAATAAGAAATATCAGGACAAGGAGAAGTAGAAGTACTAAAAGAACCATCAGAACAAGTTTTAATAAGGCAGGGAGTAACAATAGAGTTAGAACCGTTATTATCACAAATAGATTCAGGGGACGAACTATTGCTATCAGGAGCATTAGGGCAGAAGCCGTCGGGATAACTTGCCGATGGATCAAAACCAATAGAAGAACAACTTACATATTGAGCGGAAAATATAAAGTTTTTTGTGGGATAACCATTATTAATATGCATAGTCCATGTGGACGTGCCAACATTTAAGGTACAGTAATCAGTTGTTACACCAGTAACCCCATAAATGGAAAATGCATAATCTTGAAAAGAACGACAAGCAGAATAGGCCGAAGCACTAGAGGTATAAACCTCAGAATAAGCATTAAAAGAAACTAACAAAAGGAATAAGGATAGAAAGCTTTTTTTAATGTTCATAATTTTAAAAAGTGATAAATAAAAAAAAGGGAGGTAAAAACCCCCCTTTAAATTCAACTGCTATTAAGTAGCAGAAGAAGCGGCACGACGGAACATGCCTAAGATGATGAAAGCAATTGTGATAGGAATTGCCGCAGTCCACGCCAAGTCTACAAGTGCTAAAGCATCAGTTTTCAAATCTGTGAAGGCTGTAGTAGCCGCAACAGGCAAAGCCGCTTGAGCCATAGAGACAGAAGCAAAAACACCAACTATTGATAGAACGATTTTATTAACTAAATTTTTCATAATATTTTTTTAACGCATTGAATATAAAAGCCTACGGAAAGACCGCAGGAGAAAAGAAGAAGTATATCCAAGGGCAAAAGCCCCCAAATAAATACCAACAAGTTCGGGAATATCCGAGATAATAATCATTGCTGATTTCCAGCAATCCAACCCAAAGCAAAAGTAATTACTAGGGTTGAAACTATTAATAGCGTGAGAATATCCTCTATATTTGCTGACATTTTTTTTACTTCCGTAACATTAGCCCCTACCCCACCCTTATAGCGTGGGCTGACAGCCTAAAGGCAACCAGCCAACCCACGCTATAAGGGCAGAATAAAAGCAAATTTGGTTTAAATAGCTAAGGGGATGATTGCACCAGTTCTTAATGACATCCAAAAAGCTCCATTCATAGAACCCTCTAGTGTTGGAATCATTGCAACCTTACCTTGATTTTTTTTAAGCAAAGCGAGCTGTTCATCACTGGCTTTATTAAGCTTTACGCGGAAAGTTCTAGGTTCATAGTCTATAAGCTCAATATAAGGAACGTTGTTACCCTCTCCATCTTTTGAAGAACCCATAGAACCTACTTTCATCGGTGAATGTGTAGCCATTTTTAATACCTATATAATTTTATTAGTACAGTTAAAGACAGAACTCCAAGGGAGAAAAAGAGCCAGAACGATAAGGCTCGTAACCCTCGTCTAGTTCAATGTTTTCTGCTTCGGTTTTAGTGAGAATTTCCCACTTTTTAAATCGTGTTAGTTGCTCCGTTGCCAAAGAACAAACACCAAATACTTTTAGAACAATTTCAGAGTAACGATTAGTCATAACCTCACCCGTCTGCTTGTTTATATCGTTTTTTTTTAATAATTTAAGGGATTGCTCGACGCGTTTGGCATCCGCCCCCCCCATTATTTTAAGAAATTCGCACCAGTTTGATTCATCAGCACAAATACGAGCTTTATTGATAATTTCATCTTCTATAAGATCATCATCTTTTAACCGTCTTAATTCTCGCCAGACTGAAACAGGCGCACCGCCTATCTGTTGAAATTGACGAATGCCCCAAGTAGAAGCCCATGCTTTTACTCTGGTATAAACGTCTTTAGTGCTTTTTTCTTTGTCCTCTGAATCGTCACCAATTCCGAAGCCTATATTTTTTGCTATATATTTAGCGATATATCCCGTAGCCGTTCCGCGGTTATAATCAATAGATACAGCGGTGAAACGTGCAGAACATGGAGCGCGGTGGGGCTTATTAAAAATAGGCTTTAAAGGTTGGCAACAATTATCGTGATTTAATTCTTCGCCATCCTCAGCAGTAGCATAGAAATGTATTATTTCTCTAACTTCTTTTCTGCAGGATTCATCCATAAATAACATCATGTGCCAATGGGGACAGCCATCATGATGAGGTTCAGCAACTCTGAAACCATAAACGGAAGCACCAGCACGAGCCAGAGAAGCCCGAATTAATGACCACTGCTTAACTAAATACGCTTGGGCTTCTTTAGGGTTATATTGATAATTTTCGTTAAAAGAACCTTTGGAAAATTTATGGTACTTAGACGGGCATGTAATTGTGTAAAACTCGCCAACATGCCCCATTTCCTTTGCGTACTCTTCAAAGCCCGACATTCTAACCATCAATTCAGCGAGCTTATTGTTTGGATTAGATAACGATTTTTCCATAAGCTGTAGCATTTCCAATTCGTCGCCCTCGTCAGAAACACAGACTTTTGAAGCCATAACCTGTAGAGATTTTTTTGCTCTATCTTGTACTGTTTTATGAAGATCATTAGAGACGTAAATTTGACGGCCTTTTTTAACTATTCCATTGTCAATATGGTTTGCCTCTCTAGTACGCTGGGATTTTACTGTTAAAGCCCTAGCCCACCATTTAGAACAAACTAGACGAAGTTTAAAACCCTCGTTAGTTGTTGCAGATGGGGCAGGTATTTCCAATTCTTCAAGCTTGCTGGCTATTAAAATATCATCATTAATAATTTCTGAAAAAATGCCCGTCATTCTTAGGGCTTGATCTTTAAGCGTTAATGCTTGCATTGTATTTTTCCCAAGCTTGTTTCATAGTTTCATCAGACTTTGCTTTTTGCCCGATCCTGAAATTAACAAATAATTTATGTTGAGTTGAAAACTTATAAGGATTTTTGGCTAATGGCTCAGCATTTAAGCCAATTCCAAAAGCGTTTGATTCCTTTGTATCAATAACCGCGTGACCATTGCACAAAGGACAGTGAACTTTGTCTCTTATATAGTTTGTATCTAACATAATAATTAAGCCGCCCTTTTACAAAGTGAGTAGACAGGCTTTAAGGAATAGCGCACCAGAGGCGACCATTTAAAGATTTTCTGAATGGTTACAGCTTTACAACCGCAGTTGCATAAAATACGAGTAACTTTGTTATAGGACTCAGAGAACCTTTTATATACTTTGTTTGTACAATATTGATTGACTGTTAATTGTTGACCGCATGAGTTACATGAGAAAGAAGTCATAATTAAGCCTCTAAAATTTGGTGAGACTTACTATTACAATCAGGACAGCCGCACATTTGACCCGAACACTTAGAACAAAATTTATCCTCGTTATGATAAGCCGCGTCAAATTCAGCAACCACCAAACAATCTTGGCAAAGCATCAAAGGCTTACCCAATAAAATAGGAGTTTTAATAATATTCATTAGTTAGCCCCCTGCCCTAGACTGGGAACAATTGACGGGCTAAGGGGCTGGGCAACGTTCCCAGAATTCTTTGTGCAAAGTTGTAAATTTTGAGAGTCTAATAACTCTAAAATTTCTAGCGTTGGGGATTTTGTAATAGTTACCATTACTAATATAAATATCGCTATAAATATTGAATAAGGAAAAATATCTGAAGTATTCATTGGCTGCCCTCAATGTTTTAAAATGTTGGTTGTTTGACCAACCATCGGTTGAGGCAGATAATAACCAAAGTTGGTTTAACATGCAACTAACAAAAAATATAAAAAGGTGAAAATATGAAAACCGTCATTGATTTTTTAGAAATATGCAAAAGAAAAAAAGGATTTAACAAAGACTCCGAACTAGCTCAATACCTTGCTATTAATAAGTCTTGTATATCTGTAATCAGAAAAGGCGGAGGACTAAGCAAGGACACAGCAATAAAACTAAGTAATGGAACTGGGGAACCTTTAGAGGTGATATGGCTGGCAAGCCTTGCCCAAAAAGAACAAGACCCAATATTCAGAGAAGCTTTGGAAAAAATATCAAAGCTTTCAGGTGTAGCCGCTAGCTTTTTTATTGTTTTTCAGGTGGTTACAACCTTTTTAAGATTATACGACTACACTGTTTGTATATTATGTTTAATTAATGAATACTTATATACTAGCAAAGAGAAAAACATCACAAAAAACATGGTTTTTTAAATCTACATTTAAGGTTTTTATATTGCATGGAGCCAATTAATGGAAAATTTTTACTTTTTATATACATCAGCAGGTTTGAAAAACGAACAAGAATTAGCGGAATTATTCGAAGTTAATTTAAAAACTGTTAAAAAATGGAGATCGACAAGAAAGCCGCCTAGAGCGGTTTTTTTGTATCTAAAATTATTAGCTGGGGAACTTTCAGGAGTCCACAAAAACTGGCATGGTTTTAGATTGTCTAAAGATGCAATAGAAAGCCCTACAGGTGACTTTATTTATTACCATGAAATAAAGGCAATTAAATATGTATATCAGGCCGCAGGAATAGAACGCCATAGAATATGCAATTTAATGAAAAATCAACCCCCCACAATAAAGCCGCATAAGCGAATGAAAACGCCAGCCCGAGACAGTGTAAAGCAATCCAGTGTTGTACTTCTACAGAGCAAAAGCGGTTGAATAGTAAGAAGATGTTTTTTAATTTTTATAATCAATATAAACGATTTGAAAGGCGTATCGCTTCGCTAATGTGACAAGAGCAAGAAGAAAGTGCTTAAGAACGTCACAAGATCAAAAGAAAGTGTGATTTATTACTCATGTTTTGTATTTAGGTATATACTTTTATATAATAAAGGTATATACTATATATAACTTAAACAAAAGGAGTAATGAAAATGAAAACAGCCGAAGAAATAAATAATGAGATAAATAGTCTAAAACAAGAAATGAACAGGCT